GTTAAAGACCATTCGGCCGTTAGTACTTCCGTGCAAAGGCATTATCAATTATTAAGCAATGAAGCATACGCAGCGAAAGCGGAAATTGTAGAAAATAAAGTTAGAAATTATGTCAACAATTAAAGCATTCTCACACAAGGTTGCCTATATTTACGAAAACAATGTTATTCAACGAAGGGTTGTGCTTTCATCACGCGGTCAATATGCTGCCAAAGATAGGCGCGATACTATCCGCAAACTGTACACCCAAACTGAAAACGCAGTAAAACAAAACCCGTATGCAACCTACTACATTGAAATCAAACATGAGTAAAGCCTTACGCGCCTGGAGATTATTACAGCGCATTGAACCGATGATGCGCAAAGCGCGTAAAACAATGATAAGTAGAGGCACTGTGCGCGATATTAAACGTTTGGATGATTTGTTTAAAAGGGAAAATGTAATTCGTAAATACTTATAACATGGCAAAGCAAATACACGAATGGCAGCAACGATACTACGATGCTCATTATAAGCATACAAAAGAAAGAACACCGTCAGTCGTTGCCGATGGTCATTACTTTACACCTAAGATACCAGACGTAACCAAGGCAAATGGATTAACGCTATTTATTTGCAATTACGTTAATTGGATTGGTTATAGGGCAACAAGAATAACCACGACTGGAAGGGTTGTTGGTGGAAGGTATATTTACGGGCAAACAAGGCGAGGCACTGGAGATATTAGTTTAACCGTGAAAGGCAAGGCGGCACAGTTAGAAATTAAGTGCGGAAAAGATAAGCCCTCTATTTACCAACTTGAAGAACAAAAAAGAGAACGCAATGCAGGAGGTATTTATGAATTCATAAGAACGCCAGAAGAATTTTTTTTAGTATTTGACAGAATGGTAAATTCTTAGTAAATTAGTAATTGATGTGTGGTAGCATCATTGAGAACTTATTGCCCCTAATATTGGGATTGTACCTACCACTACATCCCGATTGCAGGGGCTTTTTAATATAAATTAATAAATATGAAACAAAGAGAAATTAAGTTTAGGGCATGGTACGGCAATAAAATGCACGATAATGCAGAAGCGTTAAGAATTATGTACAACAAAGCCAACGAATTTACAATAATAACAGATGCTGAAATAATGCAATACACAGGGCTAAAAGACAAAAACGGAAAAGAGATTTATGATGGGGATATAGTAATTATCCCCGAAGCTGTAAGAAAATATATAGTCAAATTTAATAAAGGATGCTTTAAGTTATTCCACGCTGACCCAATCTTAAACGATATGCTTTGGGGGAGAATAGAGAGAATAGAAGAGCTTCTATGGTCTATTGAATTAATCGGCAACATATACGAAAACCCAGAACTAATTAAATAACCATGAATATAACCTTCACCCGTTACCGTGGACTATTCGCAACGAATGAGCCTGAATACATAGAACTTCATCATTTTATAGATGAGTTGCTGCAACCAAATGAAACAGTAGATAAAATACGAAATGAAAACAATAAACAAGTAAGGGAACGATTAAAAAAAGAACTACCTGGCTATTGCTTTAATGGGATATTTACTACTCGTTCAGATGCAGGGTTTACCAAACATTCAGGCATTGCTGTTATTGATTACGATAAAATACCAGATGATAAATATAATGATGTATTTTTAGAACTTACTAAGCTACCTTATACGCTTGTTGCATTTCGCAGCCCTTCAGGTAATGGTATTAAGTTGCTTATTCGCATACCAGAATCAACAAAGATTGAACACGATTTAAGGCTTAGAACATTTAAGGAATATTTTGATAGTCCTTACATGGATTTAGCTACTGATATTTGTAGGTTTTGCTTCGCATCATACGACTCTGCGCCGTATGTAAATGAAGAAGCAACGGTATTTACTCCAATGTTTACTGAAGATTATTTTAACCGTTCTAATGAGCATAACGAAATTGTACAATCATTAACCGATGAAGATAAAATTGTTAAGATAATCACAAGGTTTAAGCGTAGTACAACATTTAGTGAAGGAGAAAGGAATAAGCATATATTTAACATTGCTTCACAGTTTTGTGAATACGGTGTAAGTAAACAAAAGTGTATTGAATACTGTAAGCAAATATGGTCGGCAGATTTTGAACGGGAAGGATTAAAGGCGATTGATTCAGCATATAAAATACGAAAGCCAAACAGTAAGGTATTAGAGGACAGAGAATTAAAACAAAAGCATCCTTTTCCGTTTGAAATATTCCCAGAAAAAATAAGAGAATCTATTTTTGAAGTAAGCCATGAAATGAGCCTTAACCCAGTATTTTTAGCAACGGCAGGACTTTGGACTGTTTCAAGCCTTGCAGGTAACGCTTATGTTTCAGAGTTCGGAAGCGTCGGTAAAAACATACTTTTCTGTATGATGATAGCACCCGTTTCGGTAGGTAAAACACCTGCATTTAAAGCAATGTGCGAATCCCCGTTAAAGCGTAAATTGGAAGAAGCTGATACAATTTACAAGGCAGAACTTGAACAATGGAACGCTGAAAAGGTAGCGGCAACCATTGAAAAAAAGCCATTTACTAAAAACAAGCCACGCCGATTCCACCCGTTTGCCGTAGATGGTACAACGGAAGGGTATATCGCCCTTTCACAAGACCAGGCTATGGGTATTGGTATTTACCATGACGAAGCGGAAACTATTCTTAACGCTGGGGCGCATAAATCAACAAATGACAGTATTAGCTTTTTTACCCAAGCATTTAGTGGCGGAAGGTATACGCAAATCAGGGCTGACCGCGATAAGGAAAGGGTGGTCCAGAACCTTAATATAAACCTTTTAATGGGAACGCAGCCAAGCCGACTAAGCAATATATTCACAATGGATAAGATTGAAAGCGGTTTTGCATCCCGTTTTCTTATGGTTGGTTCGGATTACATTCCATTGAATACCGATATTGATCCTTTTTGTTCAAGCCGTGAAATGTGCGCTGAATGGGTTAATTTGGTAGACTATCTGTATGAGGCTAATAAAATGAACTGTACTGGCGAATATATCCCTATTCTGGTAAAGATTGACGATGATGCTAAGGAGTTATACCGAAAGTATTTTAAAACGAATTTAAACGAGGCTAATAAGCGAATTGCAAATAAGGTAGAATCTTATATAATCGGTACAGAGGCTAAAATGAGCAATTACCTTCCGAGATTGATACAAGTTATAGCCATATTAAATAACCCATATACACCCATTATAACTACCGAAACGGTTGAATTAGGATGGAAACTGTATCGTTATTATAGTGAAAGTACTGTTAATATTATAAAAGGGTTGCATAATGAAGTTGAAACTGGATTACCACCCGATTTGGAATTGTTGTACGAAAACTTACCAAATGAGTTTGGGTATAAGGAAGCGGAAATAGTCTGCAAAAAGTTAGGCATGAATGAAAAAAGATTTAGGATTTCACTTCGTAGAAAGGACTTTGTTAAACTTTTCACAAAATTAGAGCATGGGAAATACAAGAAAATACTTTAATAATTACCGAAAGTTACTACAAAGTTACCGTGTAAACCATTGCTACCATTGCATAGTTACCGTAATTGGTAACTTTACTAAGAGATATAAATTTTTATCTCTCTATATATAATTACCTATCAGGCGATAGTTGGTAATTATGGTAACTATGTAACAAAATCAATACTTTGAGCGGTAATTATTAGGTAATTATCGGTAACTATTATACTTTTAACCACTTAAAACCACAAACAATGAAACAATGCACCAAATGCAAAAAGACAAAACCATTAACCGAATTCTACAAGCGACCAGAAACGCAAGACGGAAGGTATCAGCAATGTATCGCTTGTGTTAAAAAAGTTAGGCAAAGTAAAAAATCTGCAATGGATTCGGTAAAGTTTTTTTAACTTTGGGGTATGGCAAGGCCGAGAATATACGATGACCCGCAAGTATTGCATGAAGAAATCATAAAGTATTTTGAAGGATGCAAGGAATCTAATGAAAGACCAACGGTAACAGGATTGGCTTTATTTTTGGGTTTTGCATCTAAGCAAAGCCTATATGACTACGAAAAAGATGAACGGTTTTCTTACCCCATAAAAAGGGCATTGACAATGATTGAATGCGAATTAGAGAAGCGTCTTGAAAATCAATCTGTTAGCGGTATAATCTTTGCGTTAAAGAATATGGGTTGGACAGATAAAACCCAAACCGAACTAAGCGGAAAGGTTGAGCAAACCCAAATTGTCTACCAATTATCAAGCGGCAATGAGCCTATTGAAGATAAGTAAAGTAACACCCGTATTTGTTGCCAATCTAAATGCTTACAAGCAAGGTTATCCAGTTATATGCAATGAGGGCGGATCGCGAAGCAGTAAGTCTTATTCCATCGTTCAACTGCTTATCAGTATTGCGGTTAATGAGCCGAATAAACGCATCTCCATAGTTTCCCATAGCTTACCGCACATTAAACGCGGTGCTTATCGCGACTTTAAAACGATTATGCAGGAATTGGAATTGTGGTCGGATGACAACTTCAGCTTTACCGATTTTATCTACACATACCCGAATGGCAGCTATATTGAACTGTTTGGCCTTG